AGCGTCTAGTTCAATCATTGAAAGACCGTGGCAGCCAAGTCGAATCAGGAGGCTATGCTGGATGGGTTCGGTTTACTGTGAATCGCGGGATCGCAAAAGATAAGCCGCGATCGTGTTCTTCGTTTTGTATGCACTACCATCATGGATTCGGTGGCGGTGGTCCGGTGACGATGGGAAAGATCGACTTCAATCGATACGCTATCCAAGTTCAATACGACATCCTATGGGCTCAGCACGTTCACAACACTGAGATATTTGACACGCGGTTGGCTGTGTTAAACCTGTCTAATAACGTCGAACACAAGGCACGCTGGCACATCAGGACGCCGACGTACAAGGAAGAATACGTTGACGGATTCGGTGGATTCCACGTCGAGAAAGGACGAGGACCAAGGCCACTTGGTGGCGTATGGCTGGAGTTCTACAAGATCAAGGGGAAGCAAGATAAGTTCGCCGTTCTACCTTATCGCACGAAGGAATAAGCCATGCGTCACGATGGATGTGTGAAACTGGATTGGGCTTATGTTTGGCGATGTGAGTTGTGCGGCAAGCGGCATTTCGAGGAAGTTGTGATAGTCGAGCCAAGCGAGGCAGAACTAACCGACATTCGCGAGCATAACGAATCAATGCAAGGCGATTCGGATGGCGATGCTGTCGGAGTCATATCGCCTGGTGACCTATACCGTCCGCCGTACACCGTACGCTGCCGAAGTTGTAAAGTTGTTTTCGCTGTTTCTAACCACTGGGATGATGTTGAATGAAAGCGTCTACGATTGCGGGCAAGCCAAGTAAGACGTTTTCACCACCACTTAAAAACCAATCACAGAAGTCCGCATGGAAGCAATGGCCCGACGTGGATCTCATGTTTTTGATTGGACCAGCAGGAACTGGCAAGACACATGCAGCAAGCGTCTTAGCAATGCGTGAGATTCACTCACAGCGAGCATCGAAGATAATCCTAGTGAGGCCAGCGGTCGAAGCGTCAGGAGAGCAACTAGGATTCCTGCCTGGTGAAGTTAATGACAAGCTCGGGCCGTATCTTCGTCCAGTCAAAGACGAGATCGAAAAAATATGTGCGATGACAAGCCAGCAGATGCCAGCGATCGAAAACGTACCGCTGGCTTACATGCGGGGGCGTAACTTCGACGACTGCGTGATTATCGTCGACGAGGCTCAGAATCTAAACCGCAGCCAATTCACGCTTGTATGTTCTCGCATGTGTGTGAACGCGAAGATGGTAGTCAGTGGAGATCCGATGCAAAGCGACATCGGCAGCGACAGCTTTCTACTTCAAGCTGTCGAGCGGACTAGCCACATTGAACGAGTTGCGGCAATCCGGTTCGGTGAATCCGAGAACGTACGTCACGGGCTTGTTCCGCAGTTGATTCGGGCGTTCGCTGGCTAGTCCACGACATTTGACACCGTTTGCCGCGATCCGTACGATGGCGGCATGAACACACAATCCGACCACCTCCGTGTACTTCTCCGCCAATCGATCCAAGAAGGATCGTCTACTGTAATTGGAATCGCGGCAATTCTGGGCAAGTCGAGGCAGCACGTCTACGACATCCTGACTGGGAAAACGACGCCTTCGCTGTCGGACGCGGAGACAATCGCCAGCGAAATTGGATGCGAAATTGCCGTAAAAACCGGGCTAAAAAAACAAAAACGCAAAAAACGTGTAAACGGACGTTGACATTCGTGGTCGTCTAGCCGATAGTAACAACATGACGCAAGCGAGTGACTTGCGACGGAAACAAAACACGGAGACGACGACGATGGCTAAAGCAATTAACGTAGAACTGGCAGTTAAAGACGAACACGGCACTTGGGAGCTTGTCAGCGAATTCGCGACTGTCGAAGCAGCACAAGACGCAGCGAAGGAGTACGCAGCACAAGGCCAGTATCACGTCGACGACCACGGGGTGATGGTTTTTGGCATCAGCGACGACCTAGCGAGCGGCCATTACGAAACTACGTACAGCGTGGAAGTCGCGACAGGTGAAGCGTGGGCAGTATGACCATCAGCGAAACAATTTAGTCGATGCAATGACATCGGCTGACATGACGGAGTAAGCCAAACTTAACCAATCTTCCACTGGTGCCGTCAACCCGCAAGCGTGAGCCTCTCCGTCTCTTCGTGGCGTTTGCGTGGATTGCGAATTGCGAGAGAGACGCAATCGGCATCAGTTTTTATCACACACTAACGGATAGCCAATTATGGAATTTAAGAAATCATTCGAGCTGAAGAAGAAGTCAGGTGGCGGTCGCATGTCTGCTGATCCAAACACGATCACGGTACTTCTGTCTAAGGCTGGAGAGGGCCGGCACCAGCTAACGATTGCTATTGGCGAGTCGGTAATGAAGTCGATGAGGTGGATTGCCGGAGACAAAGTTTCCGTTGAGTGCGGTTCAGTAAATGGGCGATTGGCTGTAATGCTGAAGCGTTCAGATCGTGGCTTTACGCTTTCGTCGACAAAGGGACCAGAGGCGAAAGGAAAGTTCACTAGGAGTGCATTGAAGGCAAATTACACAAAAGAACTAATGCAGCATTTTGAAGATTTTATTGGCGAAAGCTTTGAGCCAATCATTAACGAAGAATCGCTGATTTTTACTCTTGAAAAGTAACGGATTCGGAATGAGCGATTACAAGGAATTTATTGCGTCGAAAAAACGCAAGCTTAAGCCGATGGGCTTTGAAGTCGATGCCGACAGACTCAATCCGTTTTTGAAGGATTGGCAGCGTCGAGTTGTTGCGTTTGCCGTTCGTCGTGGTCGTGCTGCGATGTTCGAGGAATGCGGACTTGGCAAGACTATTCAGCAGTTAGTTTGGTCGGAGGAGGTTGTAAAGCACACTGGGAAGCCAGTCATTCTGCACTGCCCGCTGTCAGTTAGGAAACAGACTTTTAGCGAGGCTAAGAAGTTTAAGATCGGTGTGCCTGTCGCGGTTACCGACGATCAAAGCCAAGTGATTGAAGGAATAAACATAGTCAACTATGAAAAGCTCGCACACTTCGATACGTCGATTTTTGCGGGAGTGGTACTTGACGAATCGAGCGTGTTGAAAGCGTTTACTGGCAAGACAAAGCGAATGCTTTGCGAGGCATATACTAATACGCCATATCGCTTGGCATGCACGGCAACACCAAGCCCTAACGACCAAATGGAGCTAGGCAATCAAGCTGAATTTCTTGGGATCATGCCGTCAAATGAAATGCTGTCGCGTTGGTTCATTAACGACACAATGAAGGCTGGCGGGTATCGCTTGCGTGGTCATGCTGCTGTTGATTTCTGGAGTTGGGTTGCGTCGTGGGCAGTTTGCGTGTCAAAGCCAAGCGACATCGGCGGAGACGACACAGGCTACAACCTTCCGCAGCTTACTGTTCACAGACACAGAGTGACGATCGATCCAACGTCGTCCCCTGCTCCTGAAGGATATTTAATAAACACCGCAGGAATATCCGCAACCAACATACACGAAGAAAAAAGGCTTACTAATCACGCAAGAGCGGATCAGGTTGCCGAAATCGTAAAGGATCAAACTGGGCCTGTCGTCGTGTGGTGTCACACAGATTACGAGTCCGAAGCGTTGGCAAAAGCAATACCGCAAGCAGTTGAATTGCGTGGTTCAAATAAGCCAGAAGTAAAGACGGCCAAGCTTGACGGTTTTGCCAATGGCGAGTTTAAGATATTGATAACGAAACCGTCGCTATCTGGTCACGGAATGAATTGGCAGCATTGCAGTGAGACGGTGTTTGCTGGGCTCAATTATTCGTTCGAGGAATACTATCAGGCAGTGCGTCGATTTTATCGATTCGGGCAAACTAATCCTGTGAACGTGCATATTGTGCTTACCGATTCAGATTCCGGGATTCAGTCTGCAATCGCAAGAAAGGAAACGGATCATCAGCTAATGCAATGCGGCATGGCGGAGGCAATGAAGTCTGCAATGCTTGAGGAGCTAGGGATTGAGCGACAGCGGACAGATTACGTTGCGGAAAAGCAGATTAAACTACCATCTTTCTTACAACCAAGGGGCGAAGTGTATGTCAGTAATTAACCAAGAAAGCGGCGAAAGCTGGACGCTATTTCACGGCGACTGCTGCGAGGTTCTTAAAGACATCCCAGAAGACTCGATTGATTTTTGCATTCACAGCCCGCCATTCGCAAACCTATACATTTACTCCGATAGCGAGTCGGACATGGGGAACGCGGAAAATGACGAACAGTTTTTTAAGCACTACAGTTACGCGATTCGAGAACTGTATCGTGTGACCGTTCCAGGTAGGCTGTGTGCGGTCCATTGCAAGGACTTGCCGAAGTACGCGAATGTGTGGGGCACAACTGGTTTAATTGACTTTCCAGGAGCGTGTATACAGGAGTTTGAAGATGCTGGCTGGGTGTTCCATTCTAGAGTTACGATTTGGAAATGCCCTGTCACGGAGCGCGAGCGCACAAACAACAATGGACTCCTGCACAAAACAGTCAAGCGTGACACGTCACAGGTCAGGCAAGGAATGGCAGACTATTTGGTAGTGTTTCGCAAGCCACCAACGGACGGAACGCTAATGAGTGCGAAGCCAATAATCCGCAAACGTGGGTTTGATCGATACATCGGAGAGCATGGGTCAACAAACGACGGCCATCCATCGCCGTTTTGTCGTAAAACGTCGTCAGCCGATCCGTCAATTGATATTTGGAGGCGATACGCTGAGCCTG